TCTACGCCTGGACTAAGTTGGAATCCCATGTGTGTCTCCTTTGGTCAAACGGAAGTTCCGAATGGTTCTGTGCTTGTATTTATGCCTAGTCTTACTTTCAGAATAGGCAATCACCACATGGTATTGTCATCGTCTGGCGTCAGGCCGTCATCAATCATTCCGAATGGGGTAAGGTCTTCTTCGATTCTTTTGATCTGCTCTTCGTAGATCAGTCTACGGATATCTAGGTTTGTGAAGTCTTTGAAGTATGGCTGAGAAGTCATCCACGCAAATAGCACAAGAGTCATTACCAAATCATCGTGATAGCCAGGTTCTGCCTCAAATGTGTCTCCTTTTGACACAAATGTGGATAGTTCGCTGATGATATCGAAATCCTCCACCATGAGTTTGTTCTCTTCGATCAAGGATTTCAGAACCGAGCATCCAACTTTTTTCACAGGATGGGTGGTTTTTACGCCCAACTGGCGTTTGCCAACTCCGAAGTTGGACAGCACCTGGCCTCCTCTACCCTTGACCGTGGTGTTCAGCAGATTCTCGCACTCCAAATCTTCGTGTAAAATTGTGGCAACTTGCTCTCCGATATCGTTCAGTTCCACCAATACGCTGGCATTGTTATAGTCTTTGGCAATCTTGTCGATCATGGTTGGTAAGATCAGGTGCGACATGGAGTTGTTGCGAAACTTTGCAACCAACCGATATGGATTCTGAGAAACATCAATGACTGTGATGGCATGATAGTCTGATCCTCCACCGCGAGAGGTATCCACGACAACCGTGTAGATGTGGTCTGGTTTTGCTCCCTCATAGACATCCATACCATCCATTGTTTTCTGTATGGGTTTACGCCACGGCATCACCTTTAGTTTCTTGGCATCAATCAAGGTATGCAGCGATCCCACGAACTCGCATTCAAACTCTACGCGGAACTGTTCTTCACTTGTGTTTGCAATGGTCTGAGATTTCCACTTGGCATCTCTTCCAGGCACATCGCTCCAATGAATCTCAACTGGAACATATGCGTTGGTTTTCTCTTTTGCACCAATCCATAACCGATAGAACAGATTCAATCCCTTCGGGGTGGATACAATCAGTACCTTTGAGGTTTTACCGCTGGCGATGGTTGGATATACAGACGAGAAGAAGTCTTCTGCAAGTTCGTGAGGAACATATGCAAACTCGTCAAGAATGATGAGATTGAACGATCCACCACGCACAGCAGACGATGATGTGGCAGAAGCAAGAATCTTGGAACCATTCTCCAGTTCAATGGAACCTTTATTCCAACTCACGATGCCCTGCTGTAGCCACTTGGGCAGATACTCATATGCAGTCTTCAGTCTTCCCAATAGTTCTCTGGCAGTTTGCAGTTTGTTTGCAAGCAGAGCAACATTAGTAGTTGGGTTGAACAGGATATACCATAGAGCATACGCAAGCACCGTGGTAGACTTTCCGCTCTGACGCGGATACTTGCAAATCACAAACCTGTTTGCGTGAACAGTTCGCAGCAAGTCTTGCTGAAACTGCCAAGGTTCAAATGGCTGCAATCCCTTGTCAAGCGTCACGATGCGAACATACTTGGTAATGAAATGCAGGGGGTCTTCGCTGCACTTCATGTACTCTTCGACTTGTTCGGGAGTGAAAGAAACAGCGGTGTTTGCCGCTTTTAGATTGGGATTGCCAAGATATGCGTCTTCTTGTCGCAGAGTCATGCTTTACTCACTTTGGTCATCAAGTCGTTTGCGCTGTTCTTCCTTCTGTAGTTTCAGGTATTCTTGCAAGTCTTTAGTGCTACCCAAGTAGATGGCGTTGTTGGTAATGGTCTGTGCGGTTTGTTTCTCATGCGCTGCAACATGGCGGATATCTTTCACTCGCTTGTGCAGATCAATCAAACTGCTGTTTGCATCCGCAATCTGACGCATTATGATCGCAGCAACTTCATATGCACGGGGAGATTCCCCTTCACTTGCCACTTGCATGATTCCATCAAGTGCAGACTTACCCACATCAATGAGTTCTTTCAGGTTCTTACGAACCTCGCTAAAGTCATTTGCAGCATGGGGGTCTTCTTGCGTCAGAGGATGAACTGGTTCAGGCACCCGTACCGATATTGCCTTTACTGGTTTTTCAGTTGGAACAATATCATTCTGAATGCCTAGCACAGAGGCAAGTTTATCATCAACACCTTTGGTTGGTTCCATGTTTACGCTCCCGCATTCCATGATGGATCAATGTCTTCAAACAACTCAATGTCTTGCCACACATCGTATGCAGTACCTGTTACTGAGAGAGGTGCATTTGGTCCTGTGGTTCCTTCTACGACTGCTCGATCCCACACCCTCACAAAGTCTCTTGTCAACGCTCTCGTCTTTCCGAGGTCTGCAAGTTCGTGAACAGCAGTTTGCGTTTCCAGTACAAACTTTGCATCTTTCATTGGACCGATGATGTATCCCTTGACTTCAAATGCCATAGTGTACATCATACTTCTTGCTGAATCGAAGTTTCCTTCATAGTCATCTTCCCATCCAACCGATGTTAGGGTGATTGGAAGATCAATCTTTTTGTCGATGTCTGTGAAGTTGATACTAATGGTATAAGATGGAGTGAAGTACGGTAGAATCTGCTCTACGATTCTGAGTCCGTTATCCATCGTATCAGGCATGATATACAACTCAAAGGTAAAGGTATACGGCACTTCTGCAAATCTGTACACCTGTTGTTTTTCTGCTGTACCAGTTAGTCCATATCCTCCCGCTTCCATAGGAGGCATATCAGAGCGAACCTTTTTGGTCATGGTTGTTCGCTTCCGACCGCTATCGTATTCCCAACTAGTCAGAGCAAATCCAATACGAGGAAGCGTGGTATTGAAGGTTTGTCCATCTTCCATCTTTCCTTCGGACAGTCTTCTAAGCCACTTCTGCTTTGGAGCATACGATAGTGGAATTCTAACTGGAGGATTCTCGGGTCGATCTCCTCCGATGTAAATACCATTGAAGAGCGATCCAAATGCAACTACCGTTTTACGGACGCATTGATGATAGAATGGTTTGTCGCCGTTAAACATCAGTTGCCCTCGCTAAACGGATTGTGTTCTGTGAAGTCTACAATGCGATCCAATTGAATCTCAAAGTCTGCATTCTGAGTAGTAGTGCTGTTGTTTGGACCAACATAGATGTCTGTCTTGGTTTGAGAGGAGTACGACCAAGATGCTCCCGAGTCTGCTCCAACAATAGGAGTTGCACTGGCAGTAAATACACCAACCACACGCTCTAGTCTTAGCGCAGCAAGAGCCATTCCAACTGGAGGAGTCCACTTTACAACTCTGGCTGTTGCGGTTCCTTGTGTCACTACTTCACCGATTGCATAGGTTCCTGTTCCTGTTACAAGGTTTACATCCAATGCATACTCGACATATCCTTGCTGTTCTGCATTTCCTGCCGCATCAATCTCTGTATTGTCAGTCTCGAACGAATCTCCGGCTTGTGTTGCTAGTTCACATGAAATGCTATAGACATAGTTCTTACCAAACTGGTAGAACGGTTTCTCATGCTCCACAAACTTGATCTCAAAGATTCCTTTGGATAGAGGAAAGTACAACAGATCACCTTCTCTTGGTCTTTCAGCATTTGCCCCAGGACCATCTCCGCCTGTGATACCGCTAAACTCTTGCTTCCATCTGCGCTTGCTTACAACCAGTTTCATGTTGTCGCGCACTTCCAATCCAAACTTGGCAATAAAGTCTCCTTCTCCCTCAAATCCGTCTACACTCTCCACATACATTTCAATCGGCTTACCGATCTTGTAGATGGATGGAAGTGAGTCTTCTCCAAATACAGCATCTATTTCTGGCGACTCTCTGAACAGATATACAACTTCGTGTCCGTGCATCTTGATGGTTTCTACCACCAAGTCTTCCACGAGATTCTGTTCGCTGCGCTCGTATTTGGAGAAGTAAGGATTTAGTGCCATCTTAGCCTACCAAGAAATCAGGTGGAAGTTCAAATGATGCTCGCATCTCTGTTTCTAGTTTGTCTGCTTCCTCTTTTGCTGCATCGTAAATTGCTTTACCATCAAAGGTGACTCCGCCAGGTAGTTGAATACCGCTGTACTTGGACAGATTCTGCCCCCATTGCATTTTTACCAATGCGGTTGCGTACTTCTTTAGAAAGTGGTTGTCGTAGATGTCGGGATAGTTGGCAGGATTAACTTGAGAATAGACCTCAAAGATGATGTTGGTGCCAACAGGAAAGTCTACATCCCACTCTGCATCAATGAACAGTTGATTGGTAATCCTGTTCCAACGGATTTGCTTCTCTGGTTCTAGCAGCAACTGGATGAGTTGCAATCTTTGTTGCTGAATAGTCCAATCAGTCAAGTCCATTGCAATCATGCCACCAGCATCTTGCATTGTCATCTGAAAGCGAGTACTAAACAGATTGTCTGTGCTTGTGCCAGATTCTCCACCAACAGGGTACATATTCACGATAGACAGAATGTTGGGGTTCGCAATGCTGATATACCCCTGATCCATGTCTGTTTGCGTAATGGTATAGGGAAGGTAAATCTTCTCTACACCATCAAAGTGGTACTCACCTAAGAACTGAATGGCATCATCAATGCGATCCTCTACCTGAGCATCGTCTACATTGATTTCGATGACTGGCGCGCCCAGTTTACGGTAGATGTAGTCTTTGAGTTTCTTGCGTGAATTGACTGTTGGCATGGCATATCTCCCGTGTTATGTATGGTTCAGAGATCATGCCAACCTCGGAGGTTACTGCTTCGGTGTTGGCGACCGCAGAGCGAACAAGAACCTAACCGCAGACATCTCACGAACCGTAAATGCCAGACCCGCTGCATCGGCTTCGTCGGTGTACAGGGGAATGAATGTAATGTCTGCTGTGGTGGTGTTCAGGTAGTCTGCAAACTTCTGATTCAGGTCTTCGATGAGTTGACCTTCAGTATCTGCTGAAAAGAGATTGTCGCGGAACCTCTCAATGGCAAGCAAATGCGGATTCAACTGGTCAATGATATCCACCAGTTTTAGAGCCAATGCTGCACCGTATGGTCTATTGGCAAGAGTGTTGAGTGCGGGTGCTGCCTGGAACGCTTGTGCATACGAAATCTTCATGGTTTCTCCTTTAGGTCACGGTCACGATCCCCGCGCTCGCTGTCAACCCCGTTGGTTGTG